TCAATAAATCCCATCATTGCGATCAACCTCATTCTTAACCATTGATGCGAGCAGTTCTTCCAGTTTCTGCGCTGACAGCTTTACCTGGTGATCTTCAGCATCTTCCCGGGCTATTGTGGTTCGCGCAGTGGCTGATTTTGCTGACATCACCACAGGGGGCAGACGGACCATTGAACCATGGCCTCCGGAACAAATAAGGGCAAAAATAACAACCACTATCGAAAGCTCACAAACTAACCGCAGCACGTTCCTGCATACGACGTATCTGCGGCATAATCCCAATGATTACTCCCTGACAGGATTTGCAGGCCACTCAATATCAGGTGCAGTTGATGTATCAACACGATTCAACAATACCCGATATTTATTCCATGCCTCCAGCAACGATCTTTCTTCCTCCGTTGCGATTTCCAGATCTACAGCATCCTGCAGTGGCGCAATATACTCACTGAATTCCTGGATGTAGAACTGTGTGGTGACGGTCTTCCAGCCATTCGGCTCCTGCTGTATCGAAGCATACCAGGCTATTTCAATATCGCTATGCTGCGGCAGCATTTAACCCCTTGTAATTCATCGCCATAATTGATTTAATTCACAAATAAAACTATAACATGGTGAAATCAATGAAAAAAAACACAGATGATGGGGCTAAAATTTACACACCACTTACCCTAAAGCTTTATGACTGGTGGGTTTTGGGAGTATCAAATCGGCTTGCATGGGGATGTCCTACAAAGGAACACCTTCTTCCACACTTTCTGGAACATGTAGGTAACAACCATCTGGATATTGGTGTTGGAACTGGGTTTTACCTTACTCACGTACCTGAGAGTAGTCTGATATCTTTAATGGATTTGAACGAAGCTAGCCTGAACGCGGCATCTACAAGGGCTGGGGAATCAAAAATTAAACATAAAATTAGCCATGATGTTTTTGAACCTTATCCCGCGGCGTTACATGGTCAATTTGATTCCATTTCCATGTTTTACCTTCTTCACTGCCTGCCTGGAAATATATCTACAAAAAGCTGTGTAATACGCAATGCGGCGCAGGCCTTAACTGACGATGGAACTCTATACGGAGCCACAATTCTTGGCGATGGAGTTGTGCACAATAGCTTCGGTCAAAAACTGATGCGCATTTACAATCAGAAAGGCATCTTTTCAAACACAAAAGATTCCGAAGAAGGCTTAACACATATACTCTCAGAGCATTTCGAGAATGTTAAAACCAAGGTTCAAGGTACTGTAGTAATGTTTTCCGCTTCAGGGAAAAAATAGCATCCAACCGCAGCACGTTCTTGCTTAAGACGTGCTGCGGCATAATCCCAATGATTACTCCCTGACAGGGTTCGTAGGCCACTCAATATCAGGTGCAGTTGATGTATCAACACGGTTCAGCAACACCCGATACTTCTTCCAGGCTTCCNGCAACGAGGTTTCTTCCTCCGTTGCATATACAGCTCACCTTTTTTCACCCACGATTAACCAACAGCCAGACCAGCAGACACGCCACCACCGGCACAGCAAAATCCATCAGGCTTGCCACATCCCANGCNCGCGGATCAAAACCGCCCCACCACGGCATATTCATTCGCTTGCCATGCCCGAACATTTCNATCCAGCGATATTCTGCCTGGGTNTGTTCACGCGCAATGAAGAACGTACAACCGGCTATCGCNCCGTAAGCCCAGTTNCCGGTAAAAAGACCAATCAGTAGCTGCGCAGCCACAGCACAAAGCGCATGAAGGAAAGGTGTTATATCCATTTTCATCCCACCCAATAAAACGGGGCGCTCGGCCCCTTAATATTATTTAGACGCAAGCGCCGCNTCAATTGCAGATAATCTTTGTCTTAATTCTGCGTTTTCTTCTTCCAGTGCTGTTATTCTGTCGTCTGACTCTCTGGCTACCTGAACAAGCAAGCCAGTAACACCAGAATAATCTACTGTGTAATAACGTTCACCTTCTTCACCTTCCGATCCGCTCGCACCGTCCTGATATTTCATTNCGGAACCTACAACTTCTGGGATTGCTTCCAGAGCTTCCTGTGCAATGACACCAGCATAGGGCATACCGTTTTCTTTAAGCGTGTATGTATAGCCGTTCATTTTACGGATGCGGTCGGTTGCATTATCGATCACCTGAATGTTGTCTTTCAGATCCCGGTCGGAATGCTGGTTAAATGCGGTGGCATGACATGCACCATTAACGCTTAACATATAGGTGTTATCGGTATTTTTCTGCGCATAGAACATATAAGCGCCACCATCAACACCGACTTCATAAACAACAGGACGGCTGGAGTTGCCCCACAATTGAGCAGTAACACCAGCATAAGCGGTTCCCTGTGTGTTTAATGTCATGGTTGACCCATGATTGGCATATTTGATCTGTAATGTGTCGGTGTAATCAAATTTAATAAGCGCGTTACTTCCACGCTTGCTGTATGACATAAGGCAGTTACCCATTTTGAGGTATCCGCTGTCACCGGGAAAAATCATCGTACCGCCATAAAGGTTGGTAAAGTCCCAGCAAATGTTTGTCCCGTTATCGTTCAGGTTAAGGCGCGCCATTGCGTTACCTGGACTGTCTATCCATTTTTTGAGGTATAGTTCGCAATACGCATCCTCAACACCTGCCGTCCTGTGAGTTGAGCGGAGTTTTCTCCCAAATATAGCTCCGCTAGTTGGCAATACCTGCTGATACCATGAANCAGACCAGTCACCAACGATTTCATCTTTGCTGTCTACATATAATTTTGTTGCGTAGCTTCCTTGATCGTTTTTTAATTTGCTAACGTCGGATTTTAGCGTTTTGATGTCATCAGGAATTACTGTCGATGTAGCCATTTTTCTTCCTCACATCCAGCCACGAAGTTGATGCTCAACAGCAACCACGTATTCATCGAATAATGACGATATTTGCGAATCATTAATGATGCGCACGTTTACAAAATATCCGTCTTCCTTAACACATACCGGTTCGCCATCTTCAGTCAGTTCTCCGGTTTCTTTGTACACATTACCTATCACGTCAATAAGAATATCATCCTGCATCGACTCGTCATCATAATAGCCAATGCTCTCCATAAAGGCCGAAAAGTCGACCCTGTCTGCAAATTTGAGTGTTAAATCTTTCATTTAATACTCTCCCCCATTTGCGCATCAGTTAATTCTTTATGCCAGAGACGAAGATTTCTCAAATGGCCGAATAGATGACGAGTTCCCGATGTGGCTTGACCTCCAATTCGAATAAAGGTCCGTGTTTTTACGCCCGTCCACTCCGTTTTCATAGTTTTAGTAGCCTCACCGTTAGAAACTACTCGTTTAGTACCATCAGAATAAATATTAAAACCACCAATGAATTTTCGAACATCAGTTCGACCAGCAAACACACTAGAAACGTAAGTACTTGTCGACGCTTTATAAGTTTGCATATAAAGCTGACCGTAATATTTCTCAGTTGTGTTAAAAGCGTATGTAATTGACTCAATAGGTGGCACACCAGAAAAATCAAAAATACGCGGTGCTACATTAGGAGGAATATCGCCCCAATTTCTATTAACCTCGACAAGACACGTAAGCGGTCTATTATAGATATTATTTTCAGTTGGGATCGTCACCATATCACTGGAGCGGGTTGCGGGTGCAGTTGTCGTAATAACAAAAGATGAAGCACATCCGCCGTTTTCAAATTGTGGTGTTGCAAGGTAAATATAATCTCCCGCTTCAGTTATACCACCTTTTTTCGGCGCATACTGAATCATTGCGCCAATTAAGGTTTCACCTTCAACAGCTTCTATAGTTGCCTCATAGAAAATCCACCCTGTAACCGGATCTTTAGTTGCAGTAGCTGCTATTCTATTGGCTGCTCCGCCAGTTTTTTCTATTATCAGAGTTCCGAAAGTTAAATAAGCATCTCCTAAAAATGTATAAACCGACCCATCGTATTTTTCAAAACGCAAACGACAACGAAGACCATCAGGAGCTTTAACCCTGCATGAAACAGTGCAATACTTATTATCGCCACTAACATCAATCCCCCGGGATGCACTGCATGTATGCAGACTAAGTGCAGATGATTGTCCTGTCATATTATCTTTTGTTCGCATTTTGGCATATGAAAAACCAAATTCATCAACACCATTATTAGTTTTATCGATATTGCTGGTACTCGTCCATTCAGCGGGAGTATTGGATTTAACAAAATAGTTAGTGCGCTGTCCTTCAATCAATAAACCTTCTTTTTCAAATCGTGGCTCATCAATTTTAGCAACACTAAATACGCCTGATTTATTGATATATGTGGCAGTTGATGCGCGTTTAAACTTAACAACCTTGTCGCCAGGCATCGTTATTTCATCATCACCAATAACAATTTTTTTATATGACGGCGAAAAGCCCGTAATCATATCCAGTGAATCGTTAAACGGTATCCACACATCAGGCAGTGGCTGTAAGACATATTTATACGGCTCTGCTGCCTGACTTGCATACTCTCTGGCTGCGTCTTCACTTGCTTTAGCTGCTGTCTGGCTTGCTGCCGATGCTTTCGCCGAGTTCGCCGCTGCAGTCTCGCTTGTCTTTGCATTGGTTTCACTGGTTTTTGCCGCTTTTTGACTGTTGGCTGATGCAGTGGCAGAAGCAGCCGCCGCGCTTGCAGAACCAGCTGCCGCGCTCTCGCTTTGGGCTGCTGCAACCTGGCTGTTTTTCGCCGCAGTTTCGCTGGCTTTGGCATTCGTTTCGCTGGTCTTCGCTGCCGTCTGGCTGGACTTTGCGTTAGTTTCACTCGTCTTCGCTGCTTTCTGGCTGTTAGCCGCAGCAGTTGCTGCTCCAGCTGCTGAAGTCGCAGAACCGGCTGCTGCGCTCTCGCTCTCAGCTGCTGCAGTCTGGCTGTTTTTCGCCGCAGTTTCACTGGCTTTGGCATTCGTTTCGCTGGCCTTCGCTGCCGTCTGGCTGGACTTTGCGTTGGTTTCGCTCGTCTTTGCTGCTGTCTCGCTATTTTTCGCGTTGGTTTCTGATTTTTTAGCTGCTGTCGCGGAATTTGCCGATGCAGTCTGCGAGGCCGCTGCCGCCTGTGCGCTGTTAGCTGCATTCGTTTCTGAGTTTTTCGCCGCGTTCTTCGATGATGCCGCTGCAGTTTCGGATTTCTTTGCCGCCGCTGCGCTCTGAGAGGCGGCTTCAGCGTTGCGTGCCGCTTCTTCCACCATTACCTCAAAACGACGCAATGCCTCCGGCATGACATCCTCTTCCGTCATGGCACCGAGAAAATCATTCAGCGTGCCTGGTCTGGAACCTTCATAGACGGTAATGGTCCCGGCATGTGAAGGCGGAAAACCTTCAACCAGCAGGGTGACGCTGTACTGACCATGCTCAACATCCATGCTGTAACGTCCGGCTTCATCCGGATTTTCAGAGGCCACCGTGTTCACCACCACCGTGCTGCTGGTTCGTCTGGCCTTCAGCACAATGGTGCAGTTCTGTACTGGTTTTCCTGTGCCATCTTTAAGCACGCCAGAAATTTTTACTGTCAT